TGTCCCTGCGTAGCGACAGGATATCCAGGGGATCCATTTTCTCACCACCAAGTTTCATGTTCTGCAGAGAGGTGTATTCAACTGCAATACCTGAATTGGAACTCATGGCAAGTGCGTTCTGTAACTTCAACCATGCAAGTTGCATCTGATCCAGGTTTGGCACAGCAACGCTAACGATGGACCGGCCGGGAAGTTTATAGAATTTGAAGGACAGTTCGACCTCTTTTTTGCCGGGCCTCGGGATGTCATATTGAATACCAAAATCGTACACAAAGTCGGTTCCGATGATCCATTTGCAGCGATAAACGGTCTTGTATGTGCTGATTTCGGTCTTGCGGTTGGTGCGATCGTACACTTTGCCGTATTCTTCGTCATAAGTGTAGTCCTCTCCCCTTTCGTTTGTCCTGGTGGTGCGGTACTTCTTATTAACAGAGAACCATTCGCAGTCCATGACATCAATCTGGAAGTCATCATACTTCCATACCCCGTCAGATACTCTCAGATCATCCAGGCCCCAATTTGTTAAGTTGGCGTTTGAGCCGGCTCCATTATAGAACTGAGCAAGCTGTCTGAGTTCGTCTTCATGAATGTCGGTATTTTTGCGAATATTGGTGATGCTCTCCCGGATCTTTTCTCCTGCGTATTCGGAGTTACGGTGGTCCCAATGCCGGGAATATTGAATGACAAGGTTCAGGGGGTCAACATAACGGATCTTGGCTTTCTTGGTGTATGGATCTGTGTAATCCTTTACTGCTGCGCAATTAATGTCTCCATAGTCGTCAATCATTTTGCGCTTCACCTCCTGCCAATCGGAGATATAAAATGTGTAGTTCAAAGCCTCCTCAATCTCCATTTCTTTTGCCAGGCGCAAACCACCCATGGTCTGATAAACCTGCAACTCATGGACTGACTCCGGGAGCCATTCGTCTATCGGCTCCCCGCCTCCCATCTGACGGAGGTTATTAAGGGTATCCTTATACCGAGCCTTGAACCACTTCCTGAGAATAATCCCTTTCTTTTCGTCAATGCTTTTGGGATCTATGGCGTTGGCTATGATGGAGTGATCCTGTTCCTCGAAGATGCCCCGGATAACGTGCTTGAACTTAGGCATGACCGAGAAGATATCCCAATTTATGTTGAGGAACCCTTCAAGATCTCCACTCTCTGATTCTGATAATAGGATTTTCTGATACTTGGAAACGTCCTGCATCCCGGCTCCGTACCTTCGGAGTTCGTGCATTTCCTCGATCTGTGAGTATGGGATCCCGCACCGGTCCGTCACCCAGGCTGCATACATGGCCTCGCAGAATTTTTTCCCCCATGCTGCGTCTTTCTTCTTGGGATCTATCTCATCATTCGGGAATGGATACGTCCCTTTTTGGTATGCGCTTACGCTTTTTACTGCCAACCCTGCCATCTCCTGAAAATCTTAGCGTAAGATATTAATTATTTTTTTCACGAATATCTCCTTTTTTTAACAAACATATCCAAAGAAACTTCACTTGATTCAATTTCTTCAAGTTCCTGATAAATAGGAGCCGTACCCATCAGGGCGTAACCACCGGCAGTAAACAGGTCATAGTCCGGCATTTCTTCAGGGCCTCCGATGTCCCGACATTCTTCAAGCAATTCTACATGAGTTTCTTCATCAGCCTCATATTCTATGAAGTTCATGTACTCGGTAAAAATTTCCTGCTTGATTTTATCGTTGGTGTTTGCACCAGGCGTTTTGTTCTGTTGAAAAGTTTTTGGGTCAAACCTGTAAAGTAGAAATCCGGCATAATTTCTTTTCTCAAAATAATCCCATATAAGATCCACGTTGATCTCAGGGAACATAGGTACTCCGAAGTACACACACATCATCAGCATATCCTCGGCATACTCGTTCTTATCATAGGTCCGGTTAGAATAGGTACAGACAAATTTCCGTTTCATACTGAAATTGCCGTCCTTCATTTTGGCCTTACGGACCACGGCACCGCCACCCTTCGATTTTCGGTTCCCTTCTGTCTTGTTAAACTTAAAGGGGTCGGCTCCGGCAGATCCCCAGGATGAGTTGCCGGGTTTCCATGTTTCTTCCGTCTCGTCCCAAAATTTACGATTAGCCTCCTCCTGGTTAAGCTGATGAGAGATCAGGAATTTGCCATTCTTATTTGGGGTGAAGATCACATATGTGTCACGCTGTCCATGATACCATGAGAAATTGCCCCTGATGGGAAGCTCCTTGGAAAATCTCAGTTCGTCAATACGATTTTCGAGCTTGGCCATATTGAAGCCTGAAGACTTGGCTGACGTTCTGAAGCACTCAGTAAATGACATGGGATAAAGCCTAACTTCCTCGGAGAGTCCTTCATAGTCACCTGCGTCAATGTACCCCTTGCGTCTGTTGAGAAGATATTCCTTCGCTCCGATCTTCCTTCCGATGTATTTAGCCTGGGCCGGTGTAGGAGTGTCAATGACCGACATCCCATACTGATCAATGAAGCCCTGCAGCCCCTCCCATGCCGGAATAAACAACGTGGCAAGCCCGGATCTCGTCTGCCCGTTAGGAGTCCGTTGGAAGTAATTGCTCATCTCGCATTGATGCTTGAAGATCTTACCTCCACCTCTCTCCATCTCACCTACGGTGGATGTTTTGATGGTGAATCCAATGATCTCAGCACCCATGACAAGGCACTCCTTCACGACCAGGTGCCTGTCCCAACATGAGATACCCTTTTTGAGCTTCCCAACCTCATCATCGTGATGGAAATACAGCTTATCACCGTCATATGCACCCGGTTCAGCGTCTTCAAAGTTGATCATGCTCTCCAATCCGACATCAGAAGACACAAAAGATCCCTTGTTTGACAGTCTCCGGCCCGGGGGAGAGAATGAAAGCTCTGCTTTTGGGGATGTGGACCCCTCATAGTTGGGTTTAAAGAAGAATGGGAGTTTTTTCCATGGAGAAATCAGGTGTTTGCGGAAACATTTGCTTGCCTGAACGTCATTTTGGCTCTGAATTCCACCCCAGGCCCCCATTGTGGTACTGATAATGTCATAATTGATCAGTTCTGCCTTGTAGGTGGCCCCTTCCCTTCGGTGTTTGGGGTAATTGAACCCATAAAATACCCGGCCACCGGTGTCAATCATGTCAAAATAGCCCGTTTTGTCATTCCTCCTGGGGTTCCCCTTCTCATCTATGTATGCGAAGGTGGTTGTGTCCTTGTAAATGAACCGGGCAAACAGAAAAAACTTCCTGTCACGGTCCCTGTACTTGGGTAGTCCTACGTCAATATGCCACCAGGCACAATAGAAGTAATGCCATCCGTCAATGTAGGTGGGCTTTCCGTTGTTGAAAAACCAATATCCATGGATCCTGCGATACCATTGTTCCCGTATGAACTCAATCTCATTGGCATAGACATCCTTGTTTTTGTTAAGTTCGTCCCAAATTTCATCAATGGTTTCAAGGCTGCGCTGTAATTCCTTCAGTCGCTTGGGCAGCTTGGGTGGATGCCACATCTGTTCCTCTGCCGGCAGCCCGAAACCATCTATCAGGTGGTATTCAGGTGGCTCCGGGAGAGTGATCCGGATTGGTATCAGATCTCGGTCATCAGTATTCACCCAAAGATACTTGTCTGCTTCCTGATAGCCGGCAAGGATCTTTATTGAAACCTGATCAGAGTATTTTTTTATCAGGGACAGGGTCTTCACCGCTTGCTTTCTTTCGTGCAATATCCTCCGGCCGGAGCATCAGCCGTTCTTCCTCCATATAACGAAGGAGGGCATCCCTCATGTATGGATTGTCGTCATCGTTTAATAGCTGTAACATTGTTTCCTCTAACTCCTCTTGTACTCCACGTAGATCGGTAATCCTTTTGGTATTGCCGTTCATTACTTCCAGGAGCATATTATAGTAAGAGTTCTCTATTGCAACCATATAGGAATACTTAAACGACCGGTGCATTCGGACAAACTCCAACCCTTTCTCGTTAACAATCTTATTATTCCCCCTCATGAAATCTTCCACAGGATCCTCAAAAATCCCGGATGGGAGTGTTTCAAAACCAACATCATGGGCTATTTCCGCCTTACGTCTTAGAACATCCCGGTATTTGGCACGATACGGGGTATTTTTGTCGTACATACACAGGATCCACATCATGACCTTGTCATTATCAAGGCCTGGGCCGGCAGACTTTGTGAAGATCTTGTATTTCTTCAGATCAGGATAGATCTTGAACAGGCTCTCCCCCTCCGGCACCCGGGCGGGAGAGTACATCATGCTGGCAAACTCTTTATCTACAAACTGCCAATTCATAATTTAGGGATGATTTTAGATCCAATATATCCCATGAGATATGCCCGTGCCTCAATGTCGTTGACTCTTGTGTTTTCACATATTCTATCAACTGAATGTTGAAGTTCATGGAGGACAATGCTTATTTTTTGTTTTTTGGAACTTGTCTTATATACGATTACCACTGAAGTCTTGCGATTATGATGAAAAAAATGATCTCCACCATTTTTAAGTTCACTGTAAGAAATAGACTCAACACTTCTTAAATTTTTCTTCCCGATCAATTTTGAGAGCTTTTTAAGAATGGGGTCGTTTTTAAAAATCTTCCCCAAATCAAAAAAATATACATCCCAATCATATATTTTCACCGATATGTGTCTGTATTTCATAACACTTTGAATTTACCGCTTTCCCGGGGAACAAACTTAGCCTGTACGATTTCTTTCAGGGTATTTTCCCATTCAAAATCACCAACAGTAGGAACCTGGTACTTAAAAATTAATGGCTTCCGACTTGGACATTTTTCCATATGGGCCACAAACCGGGCAAGTCCTCTTTTGATATACCGGCCGCAGTAGGGACATATTGCCACGGGACTTAGTCCGATTGATTCCAACTTATTCATAGCACAGCAAGTATATCGTGTCGTTGGATCCGGTAGAGCTTCCGGCCTCCGTCAAGTTTGGCGTGGTATTCATATTCTATCGGGATATCTCTGAGACGTTTCAGGATCAACTCATCTCCCGGGAAGACTTCTATAAAGTAGTCGCTCTGATTGGGATCCTTGTATCCAAAATTAGGTTTGCCCACATGGACCGCCCGGGCGAAACATACCTCCTTGTTTTTTTTGGTTTCAAGCTCCACAAGCTCAATTCCTTTGTCAAGGTATTCCTGTTTCTTTTTTTCAAAGAATGGATCCGGAATTGGTTCAGCCAAGATGTATCCATTGATCGGAATTATTTTCCCGTCCCGGACGGCAGCATAGATATTGGAGTATGCGATGAAGATGAATGTCTGCCGGAACTCCTTGATGAATTTTTTCCGTTCCTTGGAGAGACAGTTAATCACGGCCATATAGTACATGGCAACGTGATCACCAACCTGTAGTTCATTTTGAGTTATCCATGGCAGATCTTTTGGATACAGGCTTTTAGGAATAGCCTCCACGGTGCCGGTGACAACGGTGTGTTTCTCCGGCTCGAAGGTTGTATCAATGTATAGGGTGAATCCGCTTGGGGTCTTGATCACATTATTTTCCTGGTCGAGCTTGACCATTATGTGATTGCCCATTGTCTGCTTTACTTTCATAGTCTCGATTTTTCACACAGGTCATACGCCCGCCTATTTCCACAAATTTAATAAGCCCCTTCCGTTCCATGGTTGCAAACTTTTGCGCCATACCCCTGCGATCGTGCCTTGGCATTTTATTCCATAAGGCCACCTCGTCAGGGATCCGGAGATTAATCCATTGGTCCCGGTACTTAAAACACAGGTACTTTTTGACAACATCTGTTGCCTTTGGGGGTTCGGGTTTGGATGTGGGTTTGGTCCAAAACCATTTTTTTAACCACTCTGCTATATGCCGAATAAGATTCATGGTGTAAAAATTAGGGGAGACAGGATTGCCTCCCCTGGGTTTGACGAATTAATACTTGACTTACGATGCAGGAGTCTTGAAGGTAAGAATCTGCCCGTACAGAGTCAGAGATCCCTGTACTGCCTTCACCCGGAAGTAATACTGAGTGTCGGCTGTTACGCCTGAAGATCTCGTATAAGAGAACGCTGTCCAGGCATCAAGCGAAGAAGGTGTGCCGGA